CGTTTGGTGGATTTACAGTTTGAACAGCTTTACCAAGATACACACAGTACATATCATCTGTTGCAGATGTAGCACTTGTTAGTGTTAATGTAGTACCACTTGCAGAATATGCAGTTGTAGGCTCTTGTCTTACAAAGTTAATAAATAATGCTAACTCATTTGCATTAGTAACTGGATTATCCAATGTGTAAGTTGTAGTCGCACTTGTAGTGAAGTCTTGCTTAGCAAAACTTGTATAACTTAATGCTGGTTGATTTCCTAAATACATTACGCTACGTCTTCCAATGTTGAAATAATTACATCTGCAATACCAGAAGCATTGTCAGACTTAACTTTAACAGCACCACCATTAGGAATAATTACTTTTCCTGATATTGCTTCTAAAGAACTTCCAACAGGAACTGGTGCTTGTTTAACAATGTATCTATCGTTAGAACCATCATTAAGAACTATATCTATAAGTATAGAAGTTGTACCAGTATTAGATACTAGACAACCAATCATTACTTGCTTGTTAGATGTAGTGGTCTTAACTGTGGTCAACGTAGCATTAGTTAAACTAGCTGTTGTTGAATTAAAGTTATTTGCCATATTTATTTTTCTCCTTAATTATTTATCCAAGTGCTATTGCAAAAGGGATTGAATTGTCTGTTGCTGAAATTGATAATGTTTCATTTCCACCATCATTATTTTCAGTAAATGTAACATTTGAACCTGCTACTAATTTACCATTTAAAAAACCTGCTGTAGTATCATTAGCTGATACTAAAGTTTTAACATCTGTATCTGCTGTAATTTGTTGCCAAGCAGTTCCATTGTAATATTTTAAAGCGTTATCTGTTGAGTTATAAAATAAATCACCTTCATCTAATGAAGTTGTAGGGTCTGTTGCACCAATTCTGTATGAGTTAGCAAAACTATTTACTGAAGCTATGTTAGTAGCTACAGAGTTTACATTTGCTATATCAGTTGCAACTGTATTTATATTTGCATTTGCACCTGCTACTGTCGTAATGTTTGCATTGTTAGTTGCTACTGTATTAATGTTAGTTGTGTTACCTGCAACTGTGTTTATATTTGTAGAATTACCAGCTACCGAAGTAACGTTTGCGTTATTACCTGCAACGGTGGTTACATTACTTGATATGCCTGAAACAGTCGTGACATCTGAATTTATACCTGCTACTGTGTTTATGTTAGCTGAATTAGCATTAACCGCATTTATGTTTGTGCTATTTGAGTTAACATTTGAAACTGCTGTTGAAATACCTGCAACACCTGTTACGTCTGCACTAATGCCTGCAACAGTTGTCACATCAGCATTAACACCTGCAACAGTATTAACGTTAGCTATGTTAGTACCAACTGTATTAACATTAGTAATATTTGTAGCAACTGTGTCAATCTCTGACGTTGCCTCATTTAAATCATTTGCAACAGTTTCTACTTCACTTACTGCTTCTGCTAAATCATTAGCGACTGCAATAACATCATTAATGTTTGTTGCTACTGTATTTACTGAAGATATGTTTGTAGCGACTGTGCCTATATCTGTAGCATCTGCCGCAACTGCTGTAATATTAGCATTATTATTTGCAACTGTAGTTACATCAGAAGCAATACCTGCAACAGTTGTAATGTTAGGGATGTTTGTAGAAATAAATTGTTTGTTTACAGCATCTGTATTATCTACAGGGTCTGCTACATTTTTTAATCTTTTATTTTGTATATCCCAGTTAAAATCAACGTTATCTAAAGATATTACGTCACCTGCTTTATCAATAGCCTCTTGAGACATATAGAAAGCTTGGTCACTATCTGTATCTAAATCGTTTTCAGTTAATACTGAACCTGATACGTAATCTACTAATTTTGTATTTTGGCTTGTAGTTCTTCGTATTTCAATAGCCGCATTGTTAGCCGGAGCTGTAGTAAACGTTAAGTTAGTACCTGCGGCATCCAAAGTGTAAGCTGTGACATTTACACCGGCTACTGTAGTAGATAAATCTTCCGCACTACGATAACTAAAAGGAATAGCGTATGTAGTAGTTGTACCGTTTCCGGTATATCTTACGAATGAATTTGCCATAATTTGTGTTTATCTCTTCTAAAAGGGGTACTTTATCTATTCTCCTATTAATTCTTGAAATTGTATAGTTTCTGCGCTACGTTTAAGAGCACTAGCTGTGGTTACTTTTCCGTTTATATCAATTAAAGCGTGGCTTTTAACCCATTCTCTAGCTTCTCTTTCAAACTCTCTTATTCGTTGTAATAGGTAATCATCACCAATATACTTACCGCCTAGTAGTTTATTAGAAACGTATCTTTTATTAAACTCAGAATTAGGATTTTCTAACTCATACTGAAATGTTTCATTAAGTGTTCTTCCGGCTATTTTAATTTGACCTTTAACTTGACGCATTGCTTCGTACATAGTAATACCTTCTGGAAACTTAATTGTTTCTCCAGTAACCGGATGTTTGTATTGAATAGCTGTAGTTAATTTCATATTCAATGGTTTCTTAGTTCCAAGCTGAATAGTAAACTGAGGTCTTTCCCATTTAATATTAGAAGTTTCTAATTTTTCTCTAGCTTCCTTTGATAATACAATTTTATCACCATTACTATCTACCATGTTATTACTCCAGTGTGTAGTAACAGGAAACATATCTTGTGCTTGCCCTAGTAATAATCCTTTAGGTTTTGCATATTCATTTGCTAATGGGTCAGATTTTGGTGATAACGCATCTCCATAATTTAATATATCATATTTACCACCTAAGTATTTTTCATTTATTATTTTAGATAAACCGTAAGGTGTTGATTGTTTTAAATGGTCTAAAGCTGTTACAAGTTCTGCTTCACCATCTGCAAATACTTTATTTGTCCATCTCCATGATGTAGCTAGTGGAACATTTTTAGAAGTAAATCTACCAAAGTATCTTTCTATTTTAGAAATATTAGCCGCACCTTCTTCATTAGTAGCTTCTGTTTCAGAAAATATTTCAGTTAATTTAAAGAAATCTTGTGTCATTAAATTACTAGCAAAAATATTAGACCATAAAGAAAATGAAGACCCTGCAATATGACGCATAAAATCCATGTATCTTTCTTGTTCTGCACTGTGTAATGGGTCATTAAATATATCACTTGCTTCTTCTAATGCATCTTGTATTGATGCTGTAACCATAAATGGAATTGATAATGGAAAGAAACGAGAAAGTTGTGTATATTGTGTAACACCATTTTCATCTTGCCATTTATAAGCAAATCTATGTTTTCTATCTTTTTCTCTATAACCTGTTAAACTACCTTGTAATGTAAGGTATGTTGCTAAACCATAAACTGCCGCACCAACACCTTGTATAGATTGTGCTTTGTTTCTAACAATAGGGTCAGAAGCATTTTGCATAGCTCTAAATTCCATGTTTAATTTATTAAGAATAGGTGTCGCTTGCCAACCATATTTAAATAAGTTAACAGGAGTTTTTACAAAGTGTAAACTTGTAAGCACTCTAAGTAATGGTGCTTTGTTAACTGTTTTTAATAACCAGTCTCCAATGTTTGCACCACTTTGTTTTTGGTCTGGAAAGAACTGGTTTGCATCTAACATTTCATTTTTAAGATTTTGTGTAAATGAGCCAGTTCGTGCAATATATGTAGGGTCGTTTGCAACTGATTTAGTTAAATCATCTAATGTAGATGCTTCTAATTTATTAAATGTTTTTGTTTGTTTAAAATTACCAAATTCATCTTCATATTGGTAGTATAGCTCAGACCATTTCTTTTCAAAAGGTGTTTGCTCTACTTTAGTTTTTTCTAATTCTGCTAATTTTTTATTTAACTTTTCTATTCTTTTAACATTAGGTTTATCTTGTGCAGTTTCAAATCTAAGGTTTTCTTTAGTATTTCTTATGTTATCTTGTAAATCAACAATACTTGATTTGTTAAATAGTTTTCTTTCTTTCCATAACTCAGGATAAAAAGCTCTCATTCTTTGGTTAACATTAGCAACTCTTCCTGCTCTGTTAAAAATATTCTTCATTAAAGTATCACCGGCACCTAGTAATCTTAATGTAAGAAAAGATAATTTACCAAGTGGTGTTGCGGCTTTACCTGCAATTTGTTTTATAACACTATCAGAAGCTTTTAATTGTTCAAAGTATGTTTCCATGTTTCTTTGCTGTCTACCATCAAATCTATGCTCTAAACTATCACCAATACTTCTATTAGCTTTCCATGCTAATTTAGCTTTCTTAAATGCTATTTGAAAAAATCTTGTTTGTGCAATTAATAAATCACCTGCCATTTTAATTTGGTTAATACCTTGTCTTCTATTACCATTTTTAAAACTAATTAAACCACCTGCAAACTGTTCTACAATTTGTGTTTGAAATTTAACTGCGGCAGACAATAAGTTAATTT